TGACGCTGAATCAGACACGCGGCATATTGCAACAACACCATATTATGTCGCTGGTACAATGAATCAACCATCACCAAATGGAGAAACAGATATGTCACTTATAGACGAGACACGAGAATTGCCACCCTCTTACAGACCAGCATCATCTGACGACGTGCCAGTGACACGCCCCTCATGTGCGTCATGTGAGTACATGTGCGTGGTGTTGGATGTAGAAGGCGCGCCAATAACATCATGCTCACGCTGGAACGCACCAGTAGCGGCAGATCAATACTGTGACGCATACGAGCCACGAGAAGAGGATCACATGAGCAACCAAGACATGAGCACCGCGATGGGCGATATGGAGATGGATTCAGCGCCGATCAACTGGCTTAGCGTATCAGAGGACGACAAACGCTCAATCGTCTACTCAAATCTAGAGATCCGCGCTGCAGGTGAAGGCAACACAGTTGTCGGCTACGCCGCTGTGTTTGACTCGCCATCAGTAGACATGGGATTCACCGAATACGTCACACGTGGCGCATTCACCAAAACGCTCAAAGATGGCGCAGACGTGCGACTGTTGCTAGACCACGAGGGTGCACCACTGGCGCGCACAAAATCAGGCACATTGCGGCTATCTGAGGACGAGCGTGGTCTGCGTGTAGAAGCAGACCTAGACCCACTGAACCCACTGGCGCAAACAGTGCTGTCAGCGTTGCGTCGCGGCGACATGAACCAAATGTCATTTGCATTCCGCACAATACGCGACCAGTGGAGCAGTGACCGTTCAGTGCGCGAACTGCGCGAAGTACAACTGTATGATGTTAGTGTCGTGACGTTCCCTGCATATGAGTCAACTGTTGCAGAGGTGCGCGCACGCAGCAATGATACCATTAAACCTGAAAGCCGCACGCTATTGCGTAAGGCACAAATTCAAATCGCTAAAACGATTTGACAAATAAGGTCGGAACCGAGCCGATTAACTTCACTCGCGAGTCACCACCTGCACAACACAAACCAAACCCATAGACACGGAAGGAATCAACACATGTCATACGCACAAAAGTTGACCGAGAAGCGTGCAGCGTTAGTGGAGCAGGCAGAGGCAATCGTCGCTGCAGCAGAAACTGAAGCACGTGAACTCAACCAAGAAGAAGACAAGCAGATCGCTGAACTCTTAACAGAGGCACGTTCACTTGACGACACAATCAAAACCCACGCAGAACTTGAGAAGCGTGCAGCCGATGCAACTGAGATCCGCAAGGACAAAAATGTTGACATCGCACCAGCACGCGTTATCAGTGAAGCACGCACCTACACACCACAGGCTGACACGTCGTTTCTTCGCGATGCATACGCCTCACAGTTCAACAATGACTATCAAGCATCGGAGCGTCTCGCACGCCACATGCGCGAGGAAAAAATTGAACGACGCGACGTAACATCAGCGAACTTCGCAGGTCTTATCGAGCCGCAATTCCTCACAGAGTTGGCTGCACCGTTTGCACGTGCTGGTCGCCCATTCCTTGACGCTGCTCGCAAACACCAACTTCCGAACGAAGGTTTGGTTATCAGCATCAGCAAAGTCACCACAGGTTCTGCAACAGCAGTACAGACCGAAGGTGCAGCCGTTCAAGAAACTAACATGGACGACACGAAACTTGATGTTCCTGTTGTAACCGTTGCAGGTCAGCAGAACGTTTCACGTCAGTCAATTGAGCGTGGCACTAACATCGATTCGCTAGTGATGGCAGATCTCGTGAGTGCATACCACACAAACCTTGACAGTCTGTTTGTGACAACAAGTGCAACATCATTGACAAACGTGATCACTCAGGTGGTCACCTACACTGATGCTTCACCAACTGTTGCCGAATTGTACCCGAAACTCGCGGACGCAATCCAGCGCATTCAGACCAACTACTTTGCTGGACCAAACTTCATCTTGATGCACCCACGCCGCCTTGCGTTTATTTTGGCTGCACTTGACGATCAGAAGCGACCACTTGCTGTTCCTGTTCCAAACTTCAATGGACAACCTGCAATTGCTGCTGGCAATGGCGCACCTATCTATGGCAATAGTGGATACACCATTCTTGGCTTGCCAGTGATCACCGACGCAAACGTCATCACCACAAACGGTGCAGGCAGCAACGAAGACGTGATCATTCTTGGCAACACACAAGAAGCCCACTTGTTTGAACAAGGATCAGGCGAGCCGATGATGCTCCGTTTTGAGCAACCAAAGGCTGCTGAACTTGATGTCACAATGATCGTGTACGGCTACAGTGCATTCACTGCAAACCGCTACCCGAACGCTTTTTCACTTATCGGTGGAACTGGACTTGTAACACCAACGTTCTAATCTAAATGAGACAACGAGCCTGCACCAGCGCTTGAACCGTTGGTGCAGGCTCAAGTCACACACGAGGAGAAAAATGACAAGCAAACACATTGATGCCCTACTGGTAGAACGCGCAGGCTACGAGATGCGCCGTCTACCTGAAAGAGTCAAAGCAGTTGACGCAGCGTTGCGTGAACTTGGATACGATCACAAATACATGACACAACCTGCAACAGAGACTGCCGCTGTAGAGCCTGCAGTTGAAGTCGCTTCAGAGCCTAAACGCACAAAGCGCACACTAGGCAAATGACAATCACACGCGGCTATTGCACACTGGCAGAAGTCAGATCAGCATGCCGCATACCAGCCACAGACACATCTGAAGACGTAATGCTGGAATCTATCGTTGAAGCAGCGTCGCGCCGCATAGATGGCTACTGTGGCAGGTTTTTCTACACAGTCACCACTGCATTAAACCTCTACCCATCAACCATGTACAGCACAGCGATCCCCGACCTATCATCAACTACTGGTCTGATCGTTAAAACCGACGACAAGGGCGACGGCACTTACAGTACAACGTGGGCATCGGGGCAGTACCAACTCAACCCGACTGACACCGCGCTAAACGGCAAACCGTACACGCGAATCTTGGCTACTGGCGCGAAACTATTTCCCATATACGTAGTGCCAAAATTGCCAACACTGCAGATCACTGGCACGTGGGGTTGGGCAGCGATCCCCGATGACGTGCGTGAGGCTTGTATCTTGCTCTCAATACGCATGTACAGCCGCTACAATTCGCCGCTTGGTGTTGCTGGCTTCTCAGACATGGGAGCCATCACGGTGCGCGCTATAGACCCCGATGTGCGCGACCTGCTCGCACCATATCAGATCATCGGTTTCGCGTAATGGCAACCACCATCTCGCAGATCACAGCAGCCATAGCCACCAAACTTGCCACGATCAACGGTTTGCGCGTCTATGACTACACACCTGATGCGGTGTACCCACCAGTCGCCTACCCATCAATCACCAACATTGACTATCACAGAGCAATGGCTGGCGGCATGATCGTGTACAGCATGACCATCAGTGTAGTTGTGGGTCGCGTCAACGAACGTGTCGCACAAGAGGCACTAGATGTCTACGCTTCTTACAGTGGCGCTGGTTCAATCCGCGCTGCACTTGAAACAGACCCGACACTTGGTGGCGTAGTTGACACGCTTATCGTGCCATCTAGTGCTAGCATTTCATCAACAACAATCGGTGAGCAAGACTTCTTGACACTTGATTTTCAACTGGAGGTCTACGCAAGATGAGCACATATAAAATCTTGTCAAATAACTGCACACTTGGCGAGGCTGGCACAACTGTGCAAGCAGATGACCTAGACGGCTACAACGTCGATGCATTGATCGCAGGTGGGCATATAGAGGCAATAGCCGCAAAAACCACTAAATCAGATACAGAAACGAAAGGCAACTAGACATGGCAGTTTTAGTCCTCACCAACGCAAGCGTCACCATCAACAGCGTGGCACTAAGCGACCACGCAAACAACGTCCAACTCACATACGAACTGGACAGCGTTGAGATCACGGCGTTTGGCTCTAACCACAACTTCACTGGTGGGCTGCAAAACAACCAGTTGCAGATTGACCTGTTTCAAGACTTCGCTGCATCTAACGTTGAAGCGACAGTTTACCCACTCGTGGGCACGACCACCACAGTTGTGATCAAACCAACTTCTGCCGCTGTCGGTGCTACGAATCCATCTTACACATTGGCTGGTGCTTACTTGGCGAGCCACACACCTGTAATGGGCGCTGTGGGCGAAGTAGCAAAAACCTCGTTGACGTTTACTGGTGGAACACTCACCAAAGCCGTAGCATAAGGAGCAACACATGGCAGTTTTAGTTTTAACTAACGCAAGCGTCACTATCGCAGGCACGGATCTAAGCGATCACGCCAACAATGTCCAACTCACATATGAACTGGACAGTGTTGAAGTCACCGCGTTTGGCGATTCGGGGCACAAATTCACTGGTGGGCTTCAAAACAACCAAGTGCAGATAGATCTATTCCAAGATTTCGCTTCATTGAAAACAGAAGCAACAATCTACCCGTTGGTCGGCACTGCAGTCACTGTGGTCATTAAGCCAGTTAACACGACCACATCATCAACGAATCCAGCGTATACTATCACGTCGGCGTTTTTGGCTAGCCACACACCTGTAATGGGCGCTGTCGGTGAGATAGCGAAAACCTCGTTAACGTTCACTGGTGGAACACTGGTAAAAACAACATCACCATAATAACTAGATAAAGGGGCTAATTATGAAGATTGCATTGAAGGTTACATTCAACAACGGTGAACAAGTAAAGGCAGACGCTGTGTTTGCTGACTTCGTTGCATTTGAACGCACGTGGAACCGCAGCATCGCCAAACTTGAAGAAGAACTGCGACTCACTGATATCGCGTGGCTGGCGTGGCATTCAGAGAAGCGACGTGGCAGGACACAAGAAGCATTTGATCCTATTTGGCTCAACAATGTGGAGACTGTAGAGATCAATGAAGATGAAACTGAAAGCAACGAGGTAACAGCCCCTTTGGAATAGGGTCAATTCATTGGCTTATCTGCCAACTGGCGCACACATTCCATATCGCGCCATCTGAGGTGGTTAAGCAAGATGATTTGATGTTCCAAACGATGGTGAACTTAATGCTCCACATGGAGAGGCAGCACAGCAGATGACAACAATCCAAACATACGGATTTAAAGAGTTGTTGGTGGAACTGCGCAAACTGGAGCCTGAACTACATAAGGCGCTGAGGGCTGAATTGGTGGGCATGACCAAACCGTTAGCCACCAAAGTCGGGTCGGGCTACCCAAAGTCTCCGCTGGACAACTGGAAAAATACAGGGCGCGCAGGCAAGGCACGCATGCCGCCCTACCAAGCAGGCGCAGCAGCAAAAGGCGTGAAACCCAAATATTCGTCTGCCGTGAGAATGAACACGATCCTACGCATAGAGCAAGCAAACGCAGGTGGACAGGCGTACGATTCTGCAGGCAGCAAAACAAAGTCCAATTTTGCGCGCAACCTAGACAAACACCTGAAGTCCAAAAGCACCCTAGGCACGAGCAGATCGCGTGTCTTGTATGGTGGTGTGCAAAAGAACATCAACATGGTGCAGAAGCCCATTGCTGAGGTGATACGCCGTCTAGAGCGTAGAATACAGCAGACAATCGTGAGAGGCGCATAGTGGCTTTAGGTGTATCAATAGTAAGCGAATTCAATTCCAAGGGGATTGACAAAGCGATCAAAGACTTCAAACGTCTAGATGGGTTCACCAATAAATCAGCATTTGGTTTGAAGACAATGGATCGCGCTGTCACTAACGGCGTGAAAAACGTTGCGAAATTCGCCG